ATTTACAAATCGACCAACACAAATATTCCGCAAAGCTTTTTGAGGATATAGCAATGATTCAATCCAATGAACAGTTGTTTGATAAGTATGCACAGTCTATGGCTTATGGTTTAGCTAAAGCTGTTGATACTGAGATTGAATTACAGTTGCGTTCACTTGGAACAACACAAACATTAGCCGCAGATAATACTTTATCAAACGCTGATGTAGAAGCTGCATTAGGAACTTTGATGTCAAATGATATTCCTAGAGATGAATGTGCATTTTTTGTTAATTCATTAATGTATGCAGACCTATTGAACTCAAAAGCATTTATTGCTGCTGGTTCAAGTGCAGGTGTTGGTTTTGGTGCTGAAAATAGTGCAATGATGACTGGTGAAGTTGGAATGCTTTTTGGAATTCCAGTTTTTACATCTTCACTTTTATCAACTGCTTCTAGCACTGGCGACCATGTTGGATACTTAGTTCATAAATCAGCATTAGCTGTTGCAGTTCAACAGGACATTAGAGTCCAGTCTGAATATTCAGTTGACTATTTAGGAACTAAAGTTGTAGCTGACATCATTTATGGTGTTAAAGTGACAACCGCTAGTCATGTTAAAGGAATCGAGTTCTTACAGAACTAAAGATAACCGTGTTTGTGAGCGATGGCTTTTTTGTCATCGCTCACTGTATTAGTAGGAGACTTTATGATTATATTGAAAAAAGACAACCATTATATGACTTGTAACTCAAAGGAAGATGCCCAAGAGAAAGTTAATGAAGGTTATGAAGTTTTAAAAAATTCCCTTGGCGGTAAAATCGTCAAACAAGAAGTAAAAAAAGCAGCACCAAAAAAGAAAATGTTCGCTAAAAAGAAAAAATAACGCTGTTTAGCTGGACTCGTTCACGGTCTGCCAACACCTTAGAGAGATAGGAGAAGAAATGGCAACAACAAATCTACATAGATATACCTCGCAAGAAGCTGCAAATCGATTAGGCGGTGGAGGGTATGATTATGTTACAAACGCCACAGTTAATTCCCATATTTACGTTGCAATTCAAGCATTATCCGTTGATTGTGTAATTTCCGCAACAAGTTCTGATACTGACATCTGGGATACTTTATCAACCGTTACAATTAAAGCAGGGCAAACCATTTACGGAGAATGGACATCAGTCACCGTTGCAAGTGGTGACTTTGCACTTGTTTATAGGAGATCAAGCTAATGGCTAAATTACACAAGAGATCAGTACAAGAAGCTGTAAACGTCACTGTAGGTGGTGAATGGAATGTTCAAGACCCTGATGCAGTCCCATCTAGTGCTAGTGCTAGTAATACTGAACATGAGTTATTACAGACAACCACTGCGACATTAGGAATCCATAGTGCTGTAGAATTGTATTTTAATTTTACGACAAGCGAAACAAATTGCGATTCAAGCCATGATTTAATACTGCCTAAAAACACATTAACCTTTTTAACAGTGCCAAGGGGTTTAGGAAATACAATTTATTTCAATTATTTATCAACAAGCACCACGACTGGTGTTATTAGAATAGTGGAGATTTAATATGTTTAATCCAATGGGAGCATCCAACCCACAAGACCTGGGTAATGGCGGTACTCTTGATGGTGATGTTACAATCACAGGAGATTTAACTGTTTCAGGTGGAATCGGACTTTCGCTATCAGAGGTAATAGAAGGCACATCAACAATAGATGTAGACTCTACAACAGCATTAGTTGTACGAAAAAATGGTGATGGTGGTGATGTATTTAAGGTGGATAGTACAAACGCTACTATATATATCCAAGATGGTATTGGAACATTGCCTTCATTATTTGGTGGACATCAACTTGTTCTTCAAAATAATAATGACTCAGGCGACCAATCAAGATTAGCTTTAATCTCTGGAGCAACAGGGTATAGCGTACTTGATTTTGGTGATGCAAGTGATGTAGATGCTGGGGGTATAGCTTATCAAAATCACGCCTCTTCTGATTTGATGACCTTTAGAGTCAATGCAACAGATTTTGTTTTTATAAAAGATTCTGGGATGGGAATTGGTGGAACGCCAGACGAGAATCTTCACGTTATTAGTACAGGCAGAACTAGTTTAAAACTACAAGGTGTAGCCACAAGTGATGGTGTTGTATCTGATATACAATTTTTTAATTCTACTGATAGTGTAGCGGCAATCAATGTAAACAGAGTGAGTAATAATGACCAAGCTGATATGGTTTTTATGACTCAACCTAATGGTGGTTCAGTTACAGAGAGGATGCGGATAGATAGTGTTGGTAATATTGGTGTGGGTACGGCAAGCCCCACATCTCCAGCAAGTGTGGGTAAGTTTTTAAATATTGCAGATGCTGGCAGTGCTGGTATTGTTTTAGAAGATACAAATGCTGGTGACTGGGAAATGTATAATGCAAGTGGTGTTCTTTATTTTGAAGATAGAGGAAACTCAGCTTTAGCATTAACTCTTAAAAATGACAAGTCAGCTACTTTTGGTGGTAAAGTAAAAATAGACCAAGATGCTAATGATTTTGCTTTAGAGATAGACTCTGAAAACACTACAGCTAATGCTATATTAGTTGAATGTGATGCTCTTACCTCAAATGGTATTGCAA